AGAGAGACGTTGCCGCAAGAGATAACTCGTACACATCTCCGTGCATATCGTTTTCAAGTAAAACCGCCAGTCGATGGTTAAAGCGGCAAGCTCTACTAGTACCTTGACCAGACCCAGCGATGTTCATTGAGCAGGTAGCGCAGTTGTGGTTTTTAGGGCTTTCAATAGAGGGGCTCGGTGATTCACCGTCTGCACTCCAGCAATCTGGAGAAGAGACTACACCTTCTTGGTATGTACCGCCGTAATACTGGCGAGATGTTTTAGGAGCCGCTGCCGCAATGATGATATTCATTGCACGGTCTTCGTTCTTAGCAACCTCTTGACCGCCAACGGTTAAGCGGAAAATATTACCTCTTACTGAAATACGGCGAGCGTCTGATGAGCCACCCATAAGTGCTTTAGTTGTCTCACTCAATTCTCTTTTTGCAATGTGTGCTGGAATTGATGCGCCTGTTGTGAATAAACTCATTTCGTTAGCCATGTGTATGTGCCCCTTTTAATTTAACAATTATGGTTTTTTTGGTGATTAGTGCTTCTATTTCTTTAGCACTTAATAGATATTCATTACCTCTACGGTAAGAACTTAGTTTACCTGTATTTCGCAATTTAGAAACATACTGCCTAGAGCAGTTTAGTATTCCCATTACTTGGCGAGTTGTCAAATATACTTCTTCATCATCTTGCGATTCCATATCATTTCCTTCTAACGGTTATGGCATATCTACTATCAATATTCATGCCTGGAGGCATGAGATTAGGGTTTTCTTCTAAAAAGGATTTCATGTTTGTCTGATGCACTCGTTGCTCGAGTAATTCAAACGCATCGTTCTCCTTAATAAAGTTTTTCATACTGTTCCAATCGCTTGTCCAGTATCGTGTTTTAACTGTCCGTGTTACCGTACCTGCTGAGGTCTTAAGTCCGTCTGTCCCCGTCTCTTTACATAGCTCGAGTAGAGCTTGTTGTACTACATCTTGTTGCTGTTTAATTCTATCGTCTGCTTCATCAAACTCTCGTTGCAGTTGTTGCCTTGCATCTCGCATCTTTATGTAAGCCTTGACGAGTTGTTCTACATTTAATGTGCCCATGTGATTCCTCGTATCTTTCTTTGAAAGAGATTATATTGTACACCATTGTAACCCCCATGTCAACTGATGACATCTTTATATAAATCTAATAACTTAGTCTGAGCCGCGCCTTTATCTTCTAATACGTTTAAGACTTTCTTCTCTACGGGTGAGCCTACAAGATGCACCACGCTACATCTGTTTACTTGCCCTGCACGGTGAATACGCGCATTGGCTTGCTTATAGGTTTCCAGTGAAAGCGTTACGCCCCACCACACAATCGTATTAGCCGCGTGCAAAGTTACCCCATGCGCCGCCGCTTGCGGCTGGATAACCAGAACCTGTGGGTTAGGTGAAGTCTGGAATGCATTAAATATCTCAGAGCGTTTGTTTGCATTAACGCCGCCATGGATAACACCCACGTTGTACCCAGCGTCAAGAAGTACCCTCTCTACTATCTCTATGGTGTGCTTAAACTGCACAAACACAATCGTCTTGTGCGATGTCTCTTCTACTATACTCAGTAGCTCTGCCGAACGCGCCTTCACATCAAACTCAATCACTTCTCCAGTATCCGAATACACCGCCCCAGATGAAAGTTGCAATAGTTTGTTTAAAGCAACCGCCGCATTAGCCGCAGTAATCTCTTCACCTGCCGCTTGCATGAGCATCTCTTTCTTGAGCATCTTGTAATACTTTTCTTGCTGGGGTGATAGCGGTACATCTCTTGTCTGATACGTTAGCTCTGGCAGGTCTAGGCATTCTTCTTTAGTAAACCGTATCGCAGGTTGCATGAACCTATGCACTATCTGCTCTGCATCGGGGCGGTTCTTAAATGTAAACTGTGACGTGCGTATCTGTACCATATCTCGGAACGCATTAAACGCTCTAGGTGTGTGTTTAGGGTTAGCGATTTTAATCAGTCCATACGCATCTACTGGTGACTGCGCCGCAGGTGTACCCGTTAACATCCAGAGCCATGTGTCTGCAGTAACTAATCGGTTCATAGTTTTCCATCTGCGAGTCGAGACGTTTTTTAAATGCGTAGCTTCGTCTACTACAATCAAATCGAACCCGCCTTCAGCAATTTCTTTCTCTACAATCTCAACGCCATCGAAGTTAATAATGACTATCTCTGCACTACTCTTAATTATCTGAGCACGCTTCTCCCTACTACCATGTGCAATCTCAACTGAGCGATGCATGGCTGTTTTAAATAAATCTTTACGCCATGCCGCATCCATAATAGATAGTGGGCAAACCACAAGCATACGGCGTATAACACCTATATTCATTAGGTAGTCAGCCGCCCAGATAACAGAGTTAGTTTTCCCCGTACCCATTTCGTTTAAACAAAAGGCTTTACGATTAAGCGTTAGAAACTCTGACGTTACCCGCTGGTGGTCAAAGGGTTTGTACATCCCTGTCCATGTGTACTGTGTGCGAATAGGTGAGGGTACGTTCTTAATACCTATGTTGTTTAGTATATGCGCTTCACCTAATCCAAAGTTTACCCATACATCTGCTGTACCAAAATCAATATCTTTAATTTTACTTTTTGTAATCACGCCCGTAATAGCATCGGGGTTTGTAGTCTTGATAGACAAGACCTTATCTTGTATTACTTGTATTTCCATTGTCACTCCTTACAGCCCCTTAAGGGGGCGAATCATTTATCTTCTAATACTTCAAATAACTGAGGTTTGTTTTTATCTTTATTAAAGTACCATGCTCTTATTTTGTTTAGGCACATCTTCCGTTCACTAATACGCGTTCTAATAGACATCGTGCATAGAGCGTCTAAGTGACGCTCTACTAAGCTCTCAGGTAAACCAGACTCCGTTGCAATAATCTGCACTGACTTTACGGATACTTCCATATTATTTCTTCTTAGGTTTAGCTTTCTTTGGTGGCTCGTTCTTCTTCATAGTATGGTCACTGTTGCGTTGAAATGAGCGGTTCACTTCTGGGTCTCTAAGACGCAGGTTGTCTTTACCGTTACCCGCTTTAACACCTTTGATATGGTCAATGTCTTTCCCATTACGGCTAATACCCGCTTTATCATATGCACGGCGAGCACGTTGTCTTTCCATTCTAGCTTCATGCGCCCCAGGGCGTAGCTTCTCTAATTCATACTCTCGTTTAATGTTACGGTCTTTCTTATCTTTGTAGGGCATTACCCCTCCTTATAGTTACCATTATGGATGCACCGTGTAGCCTGACACCACTTTTTGCATAGTCCGTTAGGGATAGGATTAAATACACCCGTCTCGTAGGCTACTGACCGTTGCGCTAATACAGGTGCTAGTTTATCAAAAATACCCAATCTATTCTCATATGTATATTCTTCTTTTACCATCTCGTTAGCTACTACGAATAGTAGCATCCCTTTGATAGTCTCAACATACGGGAACTCTAGGAACACCGCCGCCGCTAGTAGTGCTAGTTGCTTAGTGTCTGCATACTTTGCTGACTTGCCTGTTTTATAATCCACAATATACGCTTTCTTAGCATCTGCGTCTACGATGACAAGGTCTGCAATGCCACGCCAGTACCTATTAGGTGCTTCATAATCACAGAACTCATACCCAGTACCTACCTTTGCCACTGCAAGTTTATATTCACAAAGCTTTCTGCCTTTGATGTTATTGATAGTATCAAGGAACTTCTTAACAAATATAAACCGCTCTGGTAATGCCTCACCTTTACCTATGTAGTTCTCCGCCGCAAGATGTAAGTCTTTTCCATACAGCGTAGCTGAGGTATCTGCAAAGGGTATGTACTTTAAAACATGGTGTGCTTCGTACTGCTTAGGGCAGGTAATAAACCTACTCAGTGAACTATAAGTAAAACTAGGTACATTCATTCTTGTTTATCCATCTTAAGTAAGCCTTCTCGGGCGAAGAAGCGGCGCACGCTATAGAATCCCACTCCGTGTAGCAAACCCACAAACTACCGATTTTTCTTATTCTCGGCTTCAAATATGTCAGCGCAATCTCTGTCACACCATCTCCTCTTATACCCTATGAATTCTCCACACGTCCAGCAAAGTCCGGTGGGGTTAGTTGTATCTATATTTGCAGCTTCTCTGCAAATAACTGCGATAAGTTTATCTCGCATCATCTCCTCATGCAGTGACGCGAGGTCTGTGTTTCCGTCTTCTATTGCCATATTTATCTTGGGTTATGTATCAATACTAAACGATTTAAGTACCACTGTGCTTTCTGTAAGTCTTCATATGCTTTACCTTTATGTTGGTAACGCCATATATATTTAAACGCATTACCTCTTAGATACCCTATAAACTCTTCGGGCGTAAGCATCGCTTCCATTGCATCAATACATTCTATTTTATCATTTTTGTAATGCGAAGGCTCGTTAACCATGTCTTCTTTTTTAGCTTCGTGTACTGAGTCGCCCATGTATAATTGCCCCTGTGTGTATGCATCGTAAATTGTTTTAGGTTTGTCGTTCATAGTGTTAGCTCCCAGCCTGTCGGCTTTATTAAATGTTGTTGTAAAAACTTTCTACACATCTTATTATCTAATGAACTAACGTCCCTGCGCTTGCGTCTTTGCAAGCTGTCTTGCACTCCTGCTACTACTGCACACTTCTTGCATATCGTACTTTCTGTTTTAAAGGCTGACCCTTCTTTGATTAAGTTACATACCTCGCATAACCTATTCATGCTCAAGCTCCTTGAAGATATTTGGTGCAATACCATGTAGCTGGCGGTTAATCTCATGCGCTACTGCGCGTATCTCCCATTGCACCTCTTTACCACTACGCAGTTTGATGAAGTCATACCACGCTTGGAAGTTCCCGACTACCAGTAATTCTGTTGTCGTGCCTTGTGGTAGGATAAAACGAGCGTCCTCTTTCTTTACGCCTTCGGCAATTAACTGTTTGTATAAATCTCTCGCTTCAATTAAATGACGTTCTACTGCATTGAACCTAATAACTTCTGGTGTAACCACTGCTACTTCGCCTTCATTGCAATACCTCTGACTACGTTGCAGGAAATCCAAATGCTTACTGCGAACAAACTGGTGACTACAGATACGGCTAATGTCTTCAACTAAGAATGTCGCATGAGCAAAGCGTAGTGTAGATAGATGACCTTTTGTTACACAGTGTTCTGCGCGTTTGATGCACTGCTCTGGTGATTGCTCACCCGTCTTACCGTAGCATATTCCTGCAAGTAATCCGATGTGTTCTTCGGGATTGGGTGTGCTTTGCACTAGGGTTACTTTCATTTCTTCTCTCCAGTAAGCTGATAAGGATGACAGGTTAAATTCCATTTTGAGCTAGTCAACTGCATAGATTTAAGAACAAAGTCCTGTCTAACTGCCGCTGATTCGCATGATGTTTTGTCTGCAAATGTTGATGTGCTTTGTGTCACATTACCTTGTGAAATTAGAGTGCTGATTAAAATATAAGCTGTTGTTGCAATCATTTTCCTGTACTCCCAAAGCCACCTGCACCACGCTCAGTCACTGCGCTAAACTCCTCTACCTCTACAAACTCTGCTCGCACTATTGGAATAAATTTCATTTGAGCAATGCGATCTTGCGGATTAATCTTGTACACACCAGTACCTGTATTCTTTACTGACACTTTAAGCTCTCCCGTGTAGTCACTATCAATTAAGCCAACACTATTGCCGAGTTTGATACCATGATTATGCCCAAGACCACTGCGTGGCAGAATGACAGCCGCAACATTATCGTCATTGATGTTGATGGCAATTCCTGTTGGAATTAATGCCGTTTCACCTAAGTCCAGTTTGATTGCCTTATTGATGTTAGCGCGTAAATCCACAGCCGCTGCACCTGCTGTTTCGTAAGCAGGCAGTATTACTTTTTCGTCTAACTTCTTAATTTCAATTTTCATTTTGTTTCTTCCAATACTGTTTTAAGTTAAACCTAACGTGGTCTACATCCACGTTGTACCGCTGGTTTAGTTCGTCCATCATCTTCACTCGTGACTTCCTGCCGTAGTAATAAAACTTACCGCATTTAGTCATTGGCATTTTGATTCCCCGCAATTAGTACACGTCATGCACCCATCCATAAGAATCAGAGCTTTGACATTACATTTAGTGCAGAGTTGCATCTCAACACCTTTGGCTTCTTCTTTCTTAGCTTCTAAGTACGCTTGTTGGTGTTCATCCACTTCAACTTTAATAACACCTATGCTTATTAAATGTTGCTCGATAACTGTTCCTATCTCAGCCACTAGCGATGGCATATACACACCACCACGTTTATAGTACCCACCCTTCGGGTCAAAGACATTCTTTAACTCCTCAACTAAGAACGTAGAGTCACCACCTTTTCTCCACACTGCGGACACTAAGCGAGTTAATGCAAGTACCCATTGAAAGTGCTCCATGTTCTTACTGTTAATAAACATCTCATACGGGTGACGCTCGTCACCGTTAAGCACCATATCATTGATAGTGATATACAAAGCGTGCTCAGACTGAGGTGTCTTAATCTTATACGTTGTACCCGTCAAATGCGGTGGTCGAGGGAAGTTCTCGTGTATCATCTCA